CTATTACCTATTGCTATTATAGGTGCATCAATAGTAATGTTTTGGGCTTTCTTAGAATGGATTGTAAAAATATCAATTATAAAAAATGTTAAAAAATATATTAGCAATAATAGGATTATTTCAAATCCTTAAATGGATCTATTATAAAATATTAGAAAATACTAATGGTTAGTAATGTCGGTAAAAAAAAGCAGCCTAGCTTATTTAAGGCTAGACTGCTTACTGACAAATAAACCCCGAAAGGTTAACTTTTTTCACCCCAAATATACCAATAAATGACAAACAAACAAAAAATCTACCTTATTATCCAACAGCGTAGGTTGGTTAGTTTAACTGATCTATACGACATAACAAATATGGATCGTATGCAATTACTTACCGCAGTATCACATTTGGTCATTAGACGAAAAATAAAGGCACTTACCCAAAATAGTGTTAGATACTTTGCCATAAAAGACAAACCCCTTTAAAATGTCTAAAAAGCTGTTTACTGCCATTGTATTTATGGCTGGTACTGTGCCACCTAGAAAATACCGTAATATTAACAATATAGCCAGTTTTGTAAAATTTTGTGAATCATTTGATGGTCAATATATTAACCTATATGAAAAGACTACTAAAAACTTTGTAGAAAGGATTTACATAAAAAAAGGGGTGTAGAAACACCCCTCGCTTACCTTTTGTCTTTCTTAAATTACACCCAAACTAACTTAAAAATAGTGATTTTTCTGCTTTTCTACGTGCTACCAGTCCTTTATTGACTACTCCGCCACTATAAGTCCAGCGATCAAATTGTGCAGCTACTGTGTTAATATCTGCACCACTATTTAATAATTCTAATAAAGTACTACTATTAAATGCTTCTTTTCCAACATTATATGCAAAACTAGATAATGCCAATAATTGATTATCAGATATTGGCACATTTACTTTGCTTTGTACATAGGCAAAATCTTGCTGTGCCTCTTGCAATAGCCAATTTTTGGCTGTTGCTTTATCAATTACATCTGTTTTAGCTACTGGTCTTTTTTGATCCCAGTTGTATTGGCTTCCATATCCTACGGAATAACCAGTACGATCCCAATAAGGTACAGCATAAAACCCCTCAAAACTACTTATGACATTAAATAAACTATCACTTACCGCAGCAAACGATGTATTATTTAATGCAGTAGCTATTCTTTTTCTAAGCATAATTAAAATAATTGCAGTAACTGCTATACCAGTTGCTACCTTTTGTTTTTTTGTCATACATTATTTAGCATCTTGACTAGCACCGCCCAATAAAAATGTAGCTATTCCAGCCACAGCTTGTCCGATTACTTGTAATTTACCAGTACCAGATACCGCAAAATAACCGCCAATAGCAGCTAATAAGCCGAAAATTGTTGTTTTTGGATTTTTCATTTATCTAAATTTTTGATTTTTTTAATATTGTACCAAATAGTGCTAACACCTACACCAGCACTTACAAAAGCTAAACCCAAACGCATTGCATCTGTTACATCTATAAATGTAAGTATGTAAGCTGTAATGCTTATAAAAGCACCACCTATGCTTTGTTGATCTATGTTATGATTCAAGTTCATCTTTTAATAAATCTTTTGCTATTAAATTGTAAGCATTGGTAACTGCAATAACGCTTTCTGCGTTTTCAAATACACCACGTTTAATTGATTGATCTAATAATTGTTTGATAATTTCTAAGGCTTGTTTTTGATTCATTTGTTTGTATTTAAAAGTTAAAAAAGTTATACTAAGGTAAGTTTTAATTCGTTAGCACCCCAAGTGTAGGCAAATTCATTGCTGCTAGTGCTAGAACTATACGTAGTATAATCTGCACCAGTCATTGTTAAATTACCTTGTACTAATTGAATATTGTCTGCACTAAATAATTGATAGTAAAAAGTAGCACTATCTATTAAATTATCACTAATGCTAGTCATATTAAATATTGTAGCTAATATTATTGATCCATTGTACCATATTGATACTGGTTGTATTTGTTTCATATTAATTTATATTATTTCTTAATAATTTTTCGTTAAGTTCTTGAACAGCTTTAATTAATGGCACTACTATATTAGAATATCTTACGTTTTCTATTTGACCAGTTCTATCTTCATTTTCATATTCAGCTAAATATGATGATACTTCAGCTACTTCTTCTGCAATTAAACCTAACATTTGAATTTCTGGATGTTTATAATATTCTGCTTTATAATTAAAAGTTTTTGGCTTTAATGCTAAAATTGTTTCTAATCCATTACCATTCCAATCGTTAATATTATCTTTAAATCTTAATGATGATGCGGTAGATTTATATAAATCACCAGTAGTACTAACATACATATTAGCAAGGTTACCAGTTGTATTATTAACTGGTGATGTTGCTGCTGTACCACTACTTATTAATCCATCACCTCTAACTAAAAATAAATTTGTAGTTCCATTTTGAGCACCTAAAGCATAACTAGCAGATGTTGTAGTATCTGATTGTGAATATAATTTTACTGTTGACGCATAACATCCTACACCTACTACACCGTTTACATATAATTTTGCACCAACATCTGTTATAGTTCCTATTAATACATTTCCAGTATTTAAAATACTCATACTTGGATTCCAAGTTATTGCTGTATTAGCACTACCAGATGCAGATGTTGTATCAAATTCAAAACCACCACCTAAAGCTACAATTCTTGATGCAAAACCAGTACTTGCTCTTACCCATCCAGAAGCTCCATAATAAGCATTACTACCTAATTGTAATTGTTCTTGTGAATCTGAACGACCAGCAATAAAAGAACCAAAATTGCCTATTTGTAAAGCATTAAATATTGATGACCAAGAAAATCCAGTTGAACCTAGTCCTACATTACCACCAAAATAGCTTAAAGCAGTACCAGCGTGATAATTAGCAAACATTGTGCTACCAGATGCCATATTAGTGTAAAGTCCATAATTACCAGTACTAGATCCACTAGCATCACCTAAAATACCAATATTTAAACCACCACTATGTGTAGCTGTGGCATATCCACGTACACCTATGGCACTTCCAGTATCTGCACTTGCATTTACTTCACCATCACCCATAACACCAGCTGATCTTGTACCTCCATTGGTATAACCTGCACCATAAACACCAATACCCCATATGTTAGCATTACTGCTACTAGCTAATTGTGTACCAACTACACCCATATTGTAAATATGTGCTTCTGCTGGTGTAGATAAACCAGAATAAGTTTGAATAGATCCAGTCCACCCAGTAGGTAGTGCTGTACCACCAGCTACAAAATAACTTTGAGTAAATAAAGCACCAGTTAACCTACCTGATCCATAAACATCAAATTGGTATGTACTAGATGGTGTAGTATTACCTACAATTAATTTAGTATTTAAGTTAGTATAACCAGATGCAGTTATAATTAATCTATTGGTTGTATTTGTTACATCATAAATAACATAGCTATCACTATTGCTATGATCGTTACCAATGTACCATTTATCTACTGTTTGTGTTCTAAAAGTTAAAAAAGTTGCAGCAGTTGTAGAATTGTTAAAAATACCTACTACTGGTGATGCACCAGTTACATCTAATGCCGCAGCTGGTGCATTTGTTCTAATACCTAATCTAAAATTAGTAGCATCCCAAAAAAAGTTACTATTATCTTGATCTATTTTACCAGTACCACTACTTGCAAATAATATAGATCCATTTGTTAATCTTGAATTATATATTGTTGTACCATTTGATACGTATAAATCACCACTTTGAATAACAATACCATAAGTAGTAGTATTACCATTATATGTTACTGTTTGCAAAGTACCAGCACTACCAGCACCAGCATCTGCAATTAAATTCCATCCACTACCTTCATCACGATAAATTTCGTGTGTATCAGTAGATATAAACAATCTACCTAAAACACCAGCAGATGGTCTTGCACCTAAATATGCTGCATACATTGATGGTGTAGCTAGTTGATTATTTACATAATTAATTAATCTTAGTCCCATATTATACGTTTAAATATCTTTTTTTAATAACTACCACATTGTTTCCAGTTGATGTACCGCCAAAGTTTACAAAGAATCTTTGGTTAGTTACTTCACCTACGTTACCACTTACCTCTAATTGTTGGGATGGTTGTAAAGTAACAGCTTCTATTTTTACAGTAGTTGTACCATAATTAATAAATGTATAACCGTTACTAACTTCACCGCCTACATATTGTGATGTACTAATCTGGTAAAAATCAATTTCGTACTTTAATAAATTTAATGTTACGTTACTCATATTATATTGTATTTGGTATTTTTCCTAATTTACGTCTAACACCACTTAACGCAAATTTTAAATTAAGGTCATCTAATGCTTGTTTTTGGTTTTCTGGTGCTAATGGATCTGTATTAATTAAACTGCTACTAGGTGTTGCTGGTGGCAAATTAGATGTTAAATTAGCCACTACTGGTGCTTGTTTTTTTAAGTACAGATACAAACCTATACCAATCAATCCCAAAATTATTAAAGTGTTATTTTTCATATGTAATTAGGTTTTTTAATATTTTTTATTCCTGCAAATGCTTCTACTGGTTTTATATCAAATGGTATATCTTCAAAAATAATATCTGGTTGATAACTACCACTAGGAGAATTATAATCAGATGCACCACCAGTACCAAATGCTGGATTTATAGAATAATAAGTTGGTATAAAATCTTGCTGATTATAACTAGATATATTTTGTTGTACATCTATTGGTAATGGTGCAGATGGTTGAAATATTACTGGTGATGGTGTAGAATCTGATGGATAAGCTACTACTGGCACAGCCATTATTGGTGATGGTATAATTTTTTCAATAGGTGCAATATATATTGGTACTGATGGTGTGTAAATAGGTGTAGGTGCAACTTTTATTGGTGCTGGTTCTGGTGTAGATTCTACTGGATATGCCACTACTGGTACAGCTACTACTGGTGTAGGTGCAACTTTTATTGGTGCTGGTTCTGGTGTAGATTCTACTGGATATGCCACTACTGGTACAGCTACTACTGGTGTAGGTGCTTGAATAGGTTTTGCAATAGGTTCTGATACAACTGGTGCAGATACTACTGGTGTAGCAGCTACTGGTGTAGGTTCAGATATTACTGGTGATTTTATCACTGGTGTATAAACTGGTGTAGCCACTACTGGTGTAGGTTCAGATATTACTGGTGATTTTATCACTGGTGTATAAACTGGTGCAGCTGGTGCTGCTTCTACTGGATAAGCCACTACTGGTGTAGGTGCTGCTACTGGTGTAGGTGCTATTGGTGCTTTTATTGGTCTTGCTTCTACTGGTATATCTGGTGTAGATACACTTGGTGTAGCTTCTACTGGTATTGATGGTGTAGGTTCTACTGGTGCAATAGGATTATAAGCTGGTGGATTAATTAACTGATCTATTGGTATAGTTAAAATAGGAAGACTACTAATTGGTGCAGCTGGTGTATCTTGGATAGGTGCAATAGATCCACCACCAGCCGTAGTTGGGGGAACTACTGCTGTTGTGGCTGCTGCTGTTTTTGGTTTTAATAAAAACCACAAACCTAATCCTATTGCAGCGACACCGATTAATTTAGTATTGTCTTTCTTTTTATTCATTATATTGTTTGTACATCTGATGCGTCAACAAATCCAACTGTACCAGCTGCAAAATCACTACCAATAATTACATTTAATTTAGATCCTTTTGTACCAGTTACAGTCATCCCTAAATTGGCTGTGTCGTATGTATAAATTAAATTATTGTTTTGATCATATATTTTAGTGCCTACTTTGCTGTACACTTGATCTGTACCAGTAGGTGCGTTTGTTTGTCCTACATATACTGTACCAGATAATGTAGTTTTTTTCTTAAATGATACAAACAGCAAATAAGCTGCACCCAATAAACCGATAGTAACTAATGTATTTTTTTTCATATTAAAATCTAAATTTTATGCCTTTTCTTTGATAATTGTTATTAACTACATCTATATCACTATTGGTTAAATTTTGTGCTACAAAGGCTGGTAAAGTTTGTGTAGATCCAGCACTAAATCCAAACCAGTTTTGTTGCCTTTGTCCAAAAGTATCAATCAATAATGCGACATCTGCATCGTTTTGTGGTCTTGCTAATTGATAAACAGCATCTGATCTATTATTTATAACTATTTGTGATAAATCTGTATAAAGACTATCTGCTATTAATTGCCATTCACCTCTACTTTTAGTAGGTTTTTGACTAGCAACAGCACTACTAACATAATCACTTATGTTTTGTGATTGTGCTGCATCTTGTAAAGCTAGTGCTGGATCTTGCATTATACCTAGTTTTATCAACAAAGGTTTTAATACAAAAAAATAGCCACCGCCAATAACAGCTGCATATATCAATAATTTCTGTGTGTCTGCACTAATTTTTTTACTAGCCATTATTAAAGGTTAAAAAAGTTATAACATTAATAATAAAGATTGCAATTTGGCACTACTCATTTCATCTAGTTTTTTTAGATGTTCAACAGTAACCCCTTTTTGCATCAAATTATTTAAAATCACTATTGCCTCATTTTCGTAAGTTTCATCTACACCAGCTATTCCAGCAGCTTGTGTGCCACTAATACCTAACAATTTAGATACACCAGCCATTAATAATGTCTGCATATGTGGATTGTTAAGTATTCCAGCAATACCGCTTTCTGGTTCTTTTTCTTCCTCAATGTTTTCTTCACTTAATCTACTCAATATTAGATTTTGTGTTTCCATCATTCTAGCTAGTGCATTTTCTAATTTATAGTTAGATCGTTCTACACCAGCTATTGGTTGTGCGTGTGGTAAATCCACTACACGAATACGTACAGATGCGTAATTGTCTAAATTACTATCTATACTGTTTTTTTTATTTAAGGTATCGTACAACTTAAGGCAGTACAACGTTTCATCGTTCTGCATATACATTGCTTGTAAAGTATTCTCAAGTAACATTCTACCTTCTTCTTGATCTGGCTTAGTGTATTGAAAATGCTTTTCTAATTTCGTAGGTGCTAAATAAGTATAAACAGCATAGTATGGACTGGTACAATGTTGATCGTACCAATCCATAATGCCATCAATACCTACTATTTGTGCTTTCGCTGACATAGTATTTTATTAAAAATGGTAATAAACACCAAAAGAATAAGCCACGTTTGTAGTAGCCAATGCAGTTGGTAAGTTTACATAAGATTTTACCCAGCTAACCGTCATTCCATTAACGTTAGGTAATTCAAAAGTATATGGATCTGGTGTTGATCCAGTAACGATATTATTGAAATTCAACATAGGCACGTTATATACTAATTGTAGATCACCTTCATATAATGTCAAAAACGATTTTTTAAGATCTGCTGTTGTTACTGGTGTAGATCCAGTCAATGGTGTAGCTGTAATTGTTCCAGCTGTATAGACTTGGATGCCAGTAATTTTAGCATTTCTCAAATTTGGCAAATCTGGAAAATAGAAACGTGTTAAAGTGCTACCATTAGGTACTGCAATCTCAACAGCTTCAAACCTTTCAATGCGTATCATATTTGTTAATTAAATAAATTTAAAAATAGACGGTATTGTCCGACCGTCGGCGGTAGCGTTTATACTTCGCAAAAGATATTATTTAACTGATGTACAGTTTTGTGCTAAGATACCATACCATACTGTTGCAACATAAGTGTTTGAATCCAAAGTAGTAGGTGCAGCTGGTAAAATAATATTCGCTTGAATATTACTTGCACCATTTAACACGATATTTGGTTCACATACTTGAATACCAAATTGATCCATAGAAACTTGATCAATACTGTATTGTGCTGGACTTGTCGCAGATGCAGCATTAAAGTTGGTATTTTGTTGTGTTTGTGGCACGTCTAAATGTTGTAATAAACTCCATTTAGGTAACACGTTTTGGTTATTTACTTGAATAGAAAAATAACCATTATACAAAGTATATAACTGTGCAGCACCAGTTGAAAATGCTGTCAAGTTAGGATAAGTATAATTTTTAGCAGATCCAGTTGTGCTAGATCCACTTGTTAACAAAAACTGAATACTAGATACGATAAACAAATCTTGTAAAGCAAGACGTTGTTCACGTACAGTTGGTGTACCGTTTGTGTTATCATTTACCAATACTGGTACGTGATAAGATGCAGCAGTAGTACTTAAAAGTACTTCACTGCGTAAAAATGATGGTGTCAATACTGCGTGAGAAGCATCGTAACCTAATTGTTGGATCAGTGTTTTTGCATTTTCAAACACCAATCTATTACCCATTTGTGTAGCCATTTTATTTATTTTTTATTTTATTAATAAAAGTGAAAAAAGTTAATTAACAAGCCTCCATTATTGCAGCATTACGAATACCAGCAATATAAGTACCTTGTGATGCACCTTGATACCCAGCAATATTACGTACTGGCTTATTACTGTACATACCAGCACCAATACCAGCGATTAAACCAGTTGATTTAACTAAGTTTAAACCACCTACTGCGATCATACCAGCACCTAATTTAGCACCTACATCACCTTTGATAAACTTAGGTGTTAAGATACCCAATACAATTGGTGTAGCACCATCAATAATGCCCTTAGTAGTAGCAGATGTAGTAGCCGATGTAAACATAGGACTAATAAACTTTTGCATTAATACTTGAGCTAAAACCGCACCGCCAGCAATATATGCAGCAGATGTGATGTTGCCACCAATGCCAGACATTCTGTGGTGTCTGCGACGTGTATGGTGGCGTTTTGCGTGAGATTTTTTTCTTCTTGCCATTTTTTTAATTTTTAATTTTTGTTTAAAGGAAAATTTTTATTTGTTATAACATTTTTTTAATTTGTTTTAAATGTTCTTTTTCTTCTTTTAATAAAGATTTTATAGATTTTATATATTTTCTAGTTTCATCTTTTAAATGTTTAGGTGCTTTTGGGTTTTCTCTTAATGCTTGTTGATTGTTTCCTAATTCACGTTCTAAATTAATAACATCTGTATTTGTCCAATTATATTCTTTAATTAATTTTTGTTTCAATCCACCCATTCCACCCATATGTTTTTTTTGTACACTTACTGCGTGTTTAATAGATTTTAATACTGCTTTTTCAGTAGGTTTTCTTTTAGCAACTTTTTTACGTACTACTTTTTTATGTTTTATTGTACCTACTTTTTTAACAGTTTTTTTACGTACTATTTTTTTAGCGTGTTTTTTTCCTACTGGACTTTTTCCTTTATGCTTACTTGCATAAATGGCACTAGCTTGTGCTACTGCTTTTTTCCATTCCATTTTAGGACTTTTTTTTCTCAATATTTTTGCTTCCTTAATGATCCATTGTAAAGCTGTCATTTCGTTATTTTTTTATTAATAAATATAAACCTACTCCTATTGCTATGTAAATTAAAGTATTAGTACTTAATCCAGTACTACTTAATAATGAACTAACAGCAGTTGTAGGTGTTGCGTTATAATTAACTTGATCTGGTGTAAACATAGCAGTTTGTAAATTAAAATACATATTGTTACCATCTCTATGACTGGATCTAATACTATTTAAGTAAGTATTCCAATAATTCATATCATCTGGTGTTAATGCCGTAAAATCGTTAGCATATGCTTGTCTATACCATAATAGATTTTTTTCTGCATCTACATCTTTAGCATCTGTACTAATTGATTTACTAGCTGCTAAAACTAAACCTAATCTTGTTCTAGGATCTGCACCAGGTAAATGTGGTTTCATCTGACTAATTACATTTAGTGCATCTTGTGCTGGATGACTAAACCATTGAGACCAAGATGCAGCAGTAGTTGCTAATATTGTAGCTACTACCGATGTAATTGGTTCGCTAGTAACAATAGGGACAAATGTAGTACCTACTTTGGCTTCTTTATATCCTATGTAACCTATATCTTGCAATTATCTACGTTTTTTTCTAGTAAAAAAATAAACCCCTAAACCAGCTGCTGCTACTAATAACAAAGTATTGGTGCTTATACCAGTACTGCTTGTTGTTGGTTTTACAGTTGTTACTGGTGTACCATAAGCATAAGTAGGTGTAGGTTGTGTAGCTTTTATTAAACTAGGTGCAGCTTGTAATAAATTACTAAAAATACTACTCCAATTAAACCCAGTACTAGGTGCTGATACAGTCGTAGGTAAAGCACCAGATTGATCTACTACTAAACCAGTAGAACTATCAATATAATTACCATATTGATCCATTGATAGATCACCAATTTTACGTACACCGCTTAATGCTATTAATGCCATATCATTTATCTTTTTATCTTTATAAAAATAAGGTTGTTTCTTTTGATCGTATTCATCTAATACTGGATCTATCCAGTATTCGTTTCCATTTTCTTTTATTACTACAAAAACGTGCTGTGGTGTTTTATCAAAAGCATCATAACTAGCAAACCTATACACCACATCAAATTTTTTCCCAGCGTTACGTTTCCAAGCTGACATTATCCCAGCTGCGAATGTTGCGTAACCCTTACAATCAATACCATTTCTGTTAGATCCTAAAATGGCTGCTGGACTTCTCAATATTTGCATTTTTTCTGGTTCAATTACATAGCTGAAATTGTCCTTTAAAAAACACCAAACATTATAAGCAGTTTGATCTGTATTGTCATCCTCAACAAAATATCTATATATTTTGTCGTATTCACTAGCATATTTTTGATGGTTATTTAAAATACCATCAATAATATCTGTGGTGTCTTGATTATATACTAAAACATCTTTTTTTCCTAAAAATGGTTCTAGTTTACTAATCAATGTGTTTTTACTTACCATATTAGATTGAATAACTAAAAACTAATGGTAAAGTAATATAATCAACCATTATAGTTCCGTTAAAATCTAACTTGAAGCCACCAGTATTGAATGTTTGTATATACTGACTTAATCCAGAATAGTTTAAAGTTACTGGTATGGTTAATAAACTTGATCCTACTTGCAATGTAGTTGGTGTAATACCAATTACAGTACCAACTTGATCACCATTTAAAAATAAATTTCCTTTAATGTTCTGAATGTCCGCAGTTACATTAGTAGGATTGTTTACTTGTACAACTAAATTTAAAGTAGGATTTAATAACGTCAAGCTAGTAAAATCTAGCGATTTAAAAAATACGCTAAACGTTTGGCTTAACACGTATTTTTTGTAAAGTATATAACCAAGAATAGTCGCTGGTAATAACCACCAATTTTTTTGCATATTACTGAATTACTATAAAATTACGACAATTTCACAAAACCACCAATTTTACCCAAAAATTGTTAAATTTTACCAATGTGGAAAAAAAATCGGGTAAATGTGCAATGTTGTGAATACAAAATGTTATTTTTGTTTCACTAGGTGAAAAAAAATAACATTCAACATACCCCAAAATTCGCTTAAAAAAGTAACTTTTTTCACCTTTAGAATAGAATATATATAAAATATATTTGGTGGATTGAAAAAAATTTGTAGTTTGCACTTGATATAATTTTAAACTGACATTTAAACCATCAAAAAATGCAACCATTATTCTATTCTAATGCACGTTCTGTGCTGGAAGAAATCCAAAGACTTACAAAGAAAAAAGAAAATCTAATTTTAATTAGATCTTTTAAAAATTACAAAAACGTTAAAGTATTGTTTAGTAGCACCAATAGTGATGGTGTAGAGCAGATGATTTGGCTAACTAATGATATGATACCTTTTCAGTTAGGCAATGAAATTCAAAATTTATTGGATGATGCCATAGATGAATACGAAAAAGACATACAAACTTTATCACTTCACCTTAAAAATTTATAACTATGAAAACTCACTGGTATTTAGGTTATAAAATTTTTGAAACTTTGTTTGATCATTTAAACCCTAAAATTTTTATTGTTCAGATGGATATGTCCGAGCATAACAGCTTAACATCTGCACAATCTCATATTGATTACCTTACAAAATAAACCTATGAACACTTTTACTCAACCAGCATACCCAGTTATGCCACTTCAAGATAATTTCCAAAGATTAGTAGTACCAGTTGCTGGTGTTTCTAAACTTGAATTATTTGCACTTGAAATTTTTAAATGCTATATGGTTAATAATTCTGATGGCACAGATGACGTTACAGAATTAATGCACACCAGTATAGATCAAGCTGTGGATTTCTTAAAAAAATTAGATGTAAAAATTAAAAAATTAAATGATGACAAAGATAATACATTGGCTATTTTCGACCGTTAATGGTCAAGGACTTATAATTATAATACTGGCTTTATTAATTGCTGGACTGCTAGAAAGGATATGAACGAAACTACTGACAAACAAATCACGATTACCGAACTTCTAGCAAAACGTAAATATAACCCAGACTACATACCGAATAAAGAAAATATAGTATTTACTATTGGTGGTAAACACGTAGGAAGCTTACAAAATTATATTACATTTTCTGGACTTCCAAAGGCTGGTAAATCTACGTTTATTGCTGGTGCAATAGCATCTGCTTTTGTACCATACGATGTTTTTTCAATGAAAATACATCTGCCTACTGAACGTAGAAAGGTCTGCTATTTTGATACCGAAAGTAGCGACTACGATTTTTTTAGACAAATAGGTAAAATAAAAGGATTTTGTGAAATGTCTGTACTTCCAGATTGGTTTAATGCTTACCAAGTACGTGAAGATGGATCTGGATTAATTAGGCGAATGATAGAAACGTATTTGGAAGCTAATACAGACTGTGCTGTAATTATTATTGATGGTTTGTTAGATCTACTGGTTAACTACAATGATGAAAAAGAAAGTAGCCTACTTACTAAATGGTTAAAAAAAATTACTAAAATATACAACGTGCTACTGGTAACTGTATTGCATCAATCTAAATCTAATTTATCTACTACTGGTCATATTGGATCTGCTAGTGATCGTTTTGCACAATCTACACTTGATATTGTAAAGGAAAAGGAAAAAAATAGCTATGTACTTAGTAGCAGATTTATGCGTAGTGATTCTGATTTTGAGCCTATTACATTAATTAATTTTAATGGTATATTTCAACAAATTGAAACTGAACATAAAACCACTACTGGTAAAAAAGCTAGTGATCTACCAGATACCGAAAGCAGATCATTATGCTTTCAGATAATAAATACACCTAATAATTACAATGACATATCAGATGAAATTATAGAAAGAACTGCCACCAGTAAAGGATATGCTAAAAATTTAATAAAAATTTGGATTACTAAGGGATGGATTGTAAAAAATAAAGATAATAAATATGAGACTCGTTAACTTTTTAACCTTTGTATTTAAAGTATTTTACTTTTTTTATTTAACCTTTATACTATTACCT